ACTACTATTTTAACTGTTTTAAGTACGATAGTACCTATCGGTGTATCCAAAGACTTCTAGATTTTAATGAAACTCTTAATGGAATAACTAACTTTATAGCTCCTATTGATGTTCGTACAAGTGTGGGATTCCCTTATGTCAAACTTACCCGTGGAGCACCAGGAAAATCTGCTTTAATCAAAAATTTAAGCCCACCCGGCGAACAGGCTCATTATGTTTTAAACGATGATAAGAATGGCCCAAAATTTCAAGGCAAGCTCCTTTCAGAATATTTTATGGACCGTTATAACACTGTAGAAGCAAAGATCCGCCAAGGAATCGTTCCAACCTATTTTGCTTATGAAAACATGAAGGATGAATTAGTCAGTGAGAAGAAAATCAAGAATGGGAAAGTCCGAACTTTTGAATGTCTGCCCCTAGAGATATCACTACTGACTCGTCGGTATTTTGGTGTATTTATGGGTGCTATGCAACAGCAATGTGTTGAAAAACCTATTAGTGTTGGTATCAACCCCACATCAATGGATTGGACTCATTTATTTAACCGCCTCACCCGATTTGGAGAGAATGCTTTAATAGCAGGAGATTACTCTAACTGGGATGGAAAATTAATGGCGGATGTTTTGCTCAAATGTGTAGGAGCATTAAATGAATGGTGTCAAGATTCTGAAGAAAATTGCAACGCCCGTATTGCTTTAACCTTATCTTTCATCCACACCGACATTCTTGTACTCAATACTTTGGTTCGAAAGCGAAGTGGAATGCCATCTGGTGTCCCTGTTACTGCCCCTTTGAATTCTGTTGCCAATTGGTTTTATATCCTAGCAGCTGTAGTTGATATGCTAGAACAACAAGAATTTGAAAAACGAACTGGCCAAACTATTACTCCTCAATTTCTGATTGAACACATGGAATCTGCCTTTTATGGCGATGATCATGTTATTGCACTCTCTGGACTCTTGCAAAAATACATTAATTTCCAGAAACTTATGAATTATTTTGCAGCAATCGGAATAAACTACACAGACTCCCAAAAAAGAGAAAAAGTTGATTTTGAATTTGAAAACATCTATCAAATCACTTATCTCAAGCGTCGCTTTTTACG